TCAAATTCTTCCCCTCTTTCAAAGAATGGCTAGGCTGCCAAGCATGGGTGACCGTAAAGTGTCTTTACAGGGAACCCAAATTAGTCAAATGGGGTAAACCAGCGATATGGCTCAGCAACACTGACCCTAGACTGGAAATGGAACAAGCAGACGTCGACTGGATGAACAAGAATTGCATTTTTGTATACATAGACACCCCTATTTTTCATGCCAATACAGAGTAGAGGTCGTCCCAAACAACAACTGATTCTCAGTCGTAGACCCGACACGCGGGATGAAAAAATCAACGATAAAATAATCTCCCATCCCTGCTTTAGACTGGGTAGAGAAAATGTGACCAGGGTTCGTGTCGCCACCAACCTCCTCATCATCATAAACGAGATTATGATTCATACCATGCCAATGCTTGTACTTCCTAATAGTTCCTTCTTCATTACCAGACGCAATCGTGATCGTCTTGTCATATTTCAAAGTCACCCTGCTCGTATCAACCGGAGCCAAGAGCTCCGACTGCCAGTCAGCAGACCGGAAACCACGGAACATTAGTTCCATAATACCATCCCGGAAGGCCCCAGTGGGCTGATTATGAATTCGGCGATATCCGTCACTAGTCTCCGCCGCATAAACAAAACCATCAGCCGGGACAGACGGGAATTGTGTCGCTAAACCCTTATACGTAAAACAAATACGACGCCACTGCCAAGGCATACCATCGGCGATCTGAATTTCCACATGCTCAGAAAGACCTCTCATGAAACACGTAGACGCAGAACGCGTGGCCTGATCGATGACAGTTCCGAACCGGGTGTCTGACGCCTGGGCATCACGCGCAGTTGCGCACCAAAGAATCATAGAAGGAACGATCGACCCGCCAGTCAAAACAGTCGGAGAGGTAGTATAAACATTACTACCAGTTGGGGTCGACGCGGTAATATTCGAATAATTCAACATCGTGTCTCGCTTTTTACGGGACACTAAATTTAACAGACTTTTTGTCGACCGGCCAGGCATCCTCCGGGACCTGGTCCTGCCGGACGAGGCGCGGGATCGGCGAAAAGATTTTCGGCCGCGGGACCTTGAGGCCTTTTTGCGATAGGTCCGCCTGCGCCGGGGCCGAGCGTAAGCCATTTTTGGTTAGAATAGGCGAGGGACGGGAAAGCATGGTGCGATGCTTCTCCGCGGAGGGGGGACACGCAGGTATAAATACCTAAGCTGTGTCCTGTGTCCTGGGCTATAATATTAGTTTCGCCCAGGACACTTTGGACACATGTCATTCTATTTCAACGCACGATATGGACTATTCACGTACGCGCAGTGCGGACCACTCGATGGGTTCGACGTTATGGACCTCTTTTCATCACTGGCAGCAGAGTGCATCGTTGGAAGAGAGCTACACGAGGATGGAGGAGTTCACCTCCACGTGTTTGTCGACTTCGGACGGAGGTTTCGATCTCGAAAGTCTGATATTTTTGATGTCGGAGGCTTCCACCCAAACATTGAGGCTTCTAAAGGAACACCTGACAAAGGATATCAATACGCGATTAAGGATGGAGATGTGGTGTGCGGGGGACTCGCACAACCAGATGCATTCACGCGCCGAACTGGAGATAGCGCGACTGATAAGAAGTGGGCTGAAATTACGAGTGCAGAAAATCGAGTCGAGTTTTGGAATCTTCTGCACGAACTGGATCCAAAGTCGGCTGCGTGCAACTACAACTCATTGCAAAAATACGCCGACTGGAAATTCGCCGAAGTGCAACCCGTGTATGAGTCACCACCGGGAATTGATTTTATCGGAGGAGAGTTTGATGGAAGAGATGATTGGCTATCGCAATCTGGTATTGGATATAGAGAATCACAAGTAGGTAAGTTGTCGTGCCCGTCGCCTGTCTCCTCCGGGGGGGGGATCCCCTAAAGGGGAACCCCTACCCCCCCCTCCGTCGAGGCTCGAGGGCGGGTTTTCCAAAGATAATACTTGGGCTAACCGATTAGGCAGATGTATGTCAATCTGTGTATACGGGGCATCCCGAACCGGAAAGACTTTGTGGGCTAGATCTCTTGGCCCACATATCTATTGCGTCGGACTGGTTTCCGGAAATGAATGTCTACGAGTGGGAGAAGCTGACTACGCCGTTTTTGACGACATTAGAGGGGGAATCAAATTCTTCCCCTCTTTCAAAGAATGGCTAGGCTGCCAAGCATGGGTGACCGTAAAGTGTCTTTACAGGGAACCCAAATTAGTCAAATGGGGTAAACCAGCGATATGGCTCAGCAACAC